TATTGATGGTGGTCATGGTGAAGGATTCTGTATCGGCAACATCATGAAGTATGCACAACGATATGGAAAAAAGAACGGTAAAGACAGAAGTGACTTGCTAAAAGTGATTCACTATGGTATTATCGCTCTATACATTAATGAAACAGAAGGTGACAAATGAAACTAACTTCGAAAACAATCTCTATTCTAAAGAACTTCTCTACAATCAATCAAAACCTAATGGTGAAGACAGGTAAAACTCTCTCCACTATGTCTGCGATGAAGAACATCGTTGCACAGGCAGAGGTGACAGAGGTGTTCCCACAGGAATTTGCAATCTATGATCTAAACGAATTTCTATCTGCACTCTCTCTATTTGAAGAGCCAGAACTGAACTTCCAAGACTCATATGTTACGATCACACAAGAGGGTTCTCGTAAGAACCTCAAGTACTGGTTCTCTGATCCAGAGGTTGTGACAACACCATCCAAGGCAATTGTGATGCCTTCGACTGAGGTGACATTCAATCTATCCAGTGATACTCTGAATGAAATCCAGAAGGCTGCAGCAGTTATAGGTGCGCCTGATATGGCACTTATCAATGGTAGTCTGATGGTTACTGACAAGAAGAACGATACTGCAAACGCATATGAAACTGGTCTGGATGCAAATGATACAGATGTGGATTATAAGTTCTGGTTCAAGACAGAGAACCTAAAACTTATTGCTGGTTCGTATGATGTCGAAGTGTCATCTAAGAATATCAGTCACTTTGTAAACTCTGCTGTAGGTGTCGAGTACTGGATTGCTCTAGAACCGGAGTCAAAGTATAATGCCTGATACATTTCTTTGGGTTGAACAATACCGCCCAAAGACTGTTGATGAATGCATTCTACCTAAGACTTTAAAATCACAACTACAGTCTTATGTGAATAAACAGGATATCTCCAATCTGATTCTTGCAGGTGGTCCAGGCGTGGGTAAGACAACTGCTGCCCGTGCAATGCTAGAACAGATTGGTGCTACCTATATGTTCATCAACGGTTCTGAGGAGTCTGGTATTGATGTACTTAGAACCAAGATTAAGAACTTTGCGTCCACAGTCTCTCTTGAGGGTGGACGCAAGTATCTTATTCTGGATGAGGCAGACTATCTAAATCCGCAGTCAACTCAACCAGCCCTTCGTGGGTTCATGGAAGAGTTTCATAGTAACTGTGGGTTTATTCTCACTTGTAACTATAAGAATAAACTGATTGCACCCCTGCACTCTCGGTGTGGTGTGGTGGACTTCACTATTCCCAAAAGTGAGAAGGCAAGTCTTGCACACCAGTTCTTTCAACGTGCAGTCTCAATTCTAAAAGAGAATGAGATTAAATATAATGAGAAGGTGGTTGCAGAACTCATCAACACTCATTTTCCTGATTGGAGAAGAATCCTAAATGAGTTGCAGAGGTATTCTGTCTCTGGTGAAATTGATGCTGGTATTCTCGTTAATCTTGGTGAGAAGAGCATCAAAGACCTTATGGGGATGATGAAGAAGAAGGAGTTCACGAATGTTCGTAAATGGGTTGTCGATAATATTGATAATGATCCTGTCACTATGTTTCGTGCTGTTTATGATAACATGTATGATTATCTGGAACCTTCTACTATTCCTCATGTGGTTATCATCCTTGGTGAATACCAGTATAAGAATGCTTTTGTTGCAGACCCAGAAATTAATATGGTGGCGTGTCTGACTGAGATTATGGCAAGGGGGAAGTTCAAATGATTTGTGAAATCTTTGACAATCTACTAGAACCGCATGTTGCAGAACTGATTGATATTGAGAGTAGAAAAACTCATTGGAAGTATGATTATCACTCCAATCAAAAAATTGGTATTCAACCACATTGGCATGTTCTTTGTGGTCATGATGAGGAAGAGGTTCGGAATAATCAATATGACTTTCTTCTTCCCATTTGGGAGGCAGCTGCATACAAACTCAAACTGAAGGAACGGTTTGATATTGTTGGGTGGAAACGTCTATACATGAACGCACATACGTTTGGTGTGGAACCACACATGCATACTGATGATGGTGACTTCACCATGATGTATTATCCTCGCATGGACTGGCAACCAGAGTGGCTTGGTGGTACTGCGATTTGGGATGATGAAGGGAAAAATATTGTAGAATATTCTAACTATGTTGGCAATCGTCTTTTGATTTTCCCTGCAAAGAATAACCATCAAGCGATGCCAGTGTCTAAGTATTGTTATGAACTACGCAACGTTGTAGTGTTCAAACTTTATGTGGAGTCCGCAAATGTCGATAGACTTGATTTCTACAAAGATTGACTTTCTGGAGTCGATTGGATGCGGTGAGACAATGCATAGTGGACGAACTCTGCTAGAACATTTGATTGGGACATACAAAATTCTAGATGAGGGGTTCGCTCCACTTCATGTTTGTGACGCTGGTCTATTTCATTCAGTTTATGGAACTGCATATTTCAAACCCAAAACAATATCCCTAGATAATAGAGATATTGTGAAAGACGTTATTGGTGAGGAAGCAGAGAACTTGGCATTCATGTTCTGTGTTATTCCATCTCCAAGATTTGATAATATTATGAGCCTCACAGATGAGAAGATACGAGATGAACTTCTCATGATTGAGGATGCGAATAGGGAAGAACAATTTTATGCCAGAGTTTTATGAATTAAAAGTAAAGAGTGGAACGTATACAGCTGATAGTTTTTTTGAATTGTGTTGGGTGGTGTTTCGTCACCGACTAAATCACTTCTGTAAAGGTGAGGGGTTTAGGGATTAATGTATGAGTTAAAGGATTATCTTAATGCTATTAATCACACGAAGGAAAGACTTCTAGACAGTGAAGATGAGGAATGGGAGAAGAAATACCCACCCTTTGTTGTAAATAAATGTGTCTATCCGTTTCAAGATACCATCATGTTGGTGAATGAGATTAACCAACTACCACATCTAGACAAGAAGCTGCAATTCGACTTTTTGATAAATAGTGTGAGGTCAAGGCGACGTTATACTCCTTGGTTGAAGGCGAATAAACTAGATAATCTAGAGGATGTAAAAGCGTATTACGGCTACAGTAACGAGAAAGCAAAACAGTCTCTTGATATTCTAACGGATGAACAAATCGCCGAAATAAAAAAGAAATTATATAAAGGCGGTGCAAAGAAATGAGTGAAGAAGAACATATTAATTGGACACAGGAGCAGATGCTTGAAGTTACTCTTAAGGAACCAGATGACTTTCTAAAGGTGCGTGAGACACTTTCCCGCATTGGTGTTGCTTCAAGAAAAGAACGAACACTTTATCAGTCGGCCCATATACTCCATAAACGTGGACGCTATTTCATAGCCCACTTTAAAGAATTATTTGCCTTGGACGGAAAACAAACAAGTATTTCAAGTAATGATATTGCAAGACGTAATACAATTGCTAATCTACTTAGTGATTGGGGACTTGTGAATATCGTTGGTGAACTTGGTGAGACTGCACCTCTAAGTCAAATCAAAGTACTATCCTATAAAGAAAAGAACGAGTGGACTTTAGAGACAAAATATAGCATAGGGACTAAAAAGAGTAATGGATAAGTTTCGCTCTTACGTCACTGAAGAAAAACAGGAAAGTTATCGGGTTGTTGTAATCTCTAATGAACTTGGAGATAAAGCAATAACTGCGAAACGCATGGAGCAAGAAGCAAAAAATTTAAAGTATCCGTTCTATGTTGTTCCTATGGATGGAACCTATACTGTTTATGATGATGGACGTAGAACTATTCATAAACAGGACGATGATACTGGTTTTGAAATCAGTCCTAGCGATACAGTAATTTTTGTGCGAGGAACACCCGAAAAAGATTCTTACCTTGATCTCATCTCTGAACTTCAACGAGCTGGATATTGTGTTATAAACAGCAGAGATGTTACTGAGGTTGCTAGTGATAAGTATCGTTCTTATCTTAGACTAAAAGATTTTGGTCTGACTCAACCAAACACTGTTCTTATTCCAAACGAAGAAACCATTGAAAAATCGGTTGAAGAACTAGATACAAAATTTCCAATCATTTTGAAAACTCTTAGAGGTTCAAAGGGAGTTGGTGTTTTGTTTGTAGAGTCTGAACGTGCTCTAACTTCTCTAGTGCAGTTGCTTTACAAACAGGATAAAGATACAGATATTCTTATTCAAGAATATATTAAATCAGAGTTCGATGTTCGTGTTTTAGTTCTTGGTGGTAAAATTATTGCGACAATGAGAAGAGATGTAATTGAGGGTGATTTTAGAAGTAATGCAAGTCAGGGTGCAAAGGTTCGACAATACGATCTAACGCCTTTAGAGAAGGAGCAATGCATTCTTGCTGCTAAAGCAATTGGTGGACTATTCACTGGCGTGGATTTTATTCCTTCAGACAACCCCAAAACAAAACCACCATATATTCTAGAGGTGAATAGTAGCCCTGGCACTGAAAATATTGAAGAAGCAAATAACAAGAATATTGTAAAAGATGTCCTAACACACTTTAGCAATCCAAAGGTAAGGTATACAGTCCCAAATGAATGTGGATGGGAAGAAGTTGTAACGGTAAAACCTTTTGGTGATTTGACAGGTAAATTTGATACAGGAAATTATAAGTATCCAGTTCTTCACGCCGAAGACGTTAAGGTTAATGGTAAAAAGATAACTTTTACGAGTAGTGGTAAAACTATAACCACAAACATTATTGGTGAATACGTTTCTGTTACAGGTGCTGGTGAAGATAAAAGATACGTTGTTGAACTTGAATTTGAGTTTGCAGGTTCAAACTATGGCAAGATTGAATTTGGATTAGATAACAGAGACAGACTTGGGACAGATGTTCTACTTAACCGTAAACTGATGACAACTCTAAATGTCATGGTAAACCCACAGAGAACTTACCTAATTACTACTCCAATGTCCCTTGACAATTAATCAAAACTGCTATATAGTTATATTATGATATTAAATAGAGAAGATGCCTTTTGGGCAGCAGAAAAACTTACAAATTACTTCAAAGACTTTGATCGTATTGATGACTACTTTCGATCCCGAAAAATCGAGAGGGTAAAGAATCTACCTACGCCCCTTCCCGGCCTAGGTCTTGAGGCCGATATGTTTCAAGACTTTGATTTGCATCCACAGGATATGAATTTTAAGATTGCTCAAATTCCAAATCAAACATGGGATACCATGTTAGAGAAGGTCGCATCTTTTAGTCCAGATGACAGTCCCGGCAAGAATATGAAGTTGGTTGTTAAGGAAACAACAACTAACAGTATAGTTGGTTTTATTCGTCTAGGTTCGCCACTGATTAACTCTAAACCTCGTAATGATTATTTGGGTGGTGTACCAGATTTACATATCTTTAATCAACGTGCCATTATGGGGATGGTTATCGTAGCAACTCAACCGTGGGGTTATAACTGTCTTGGTGGTAAGTTGCTTGCAACAATCTGTTGTTCACATGAAGTTCGTAGAATGTTGAATGAGAAATACGATACAGAGTTCTGCTTATTTGAAACCACTTCACTTTATGGAAACATTAAAGGTGGATCAATGTATGATGGTCTTCGTCCGTACATACGATACAAAGGAGACACGCAATCTAAATTTCTTCTTACACTTGGTGAGGACATTTATTTTGAAATGCGTGATTGGTTTACAGAAAAGAACGGTGGAGTAGAGCTTATTCATAAAGGCGCTTCCTCCAGAAAACTTAAGACGCAGACAAAAATGGTGTCTATTGTCAAGGCAAGTCTCAAAGAACATGACACAAAAGCATATGAGACGTTTTGTAAAAAGATTGAAAAGTCTAGTGACATTACAACCCAGAAAAGATTTTATATTAGTGAGATGGGTTTCTCAAATGTGAGAGAAGTGCTTCTTGGTAAAGAAAGTGTCTTGACAAAAGGCGAGTCGTATGATAAGTTCAGCCTTGAAAATATCGTTAAGTTCTGGACCAAGAAAGCAACTAAACGATATAACAACTTGATTGAAGATGGACGAATAAAGAAAGAATTGGAGGTGTGGAGCCAAGATACGATGAATCAAATCACAATTATTAGATAAATTATTAGATAAAGGTACTTGACGTTTATCAGTAATTGTGTTAGAATACAAAAATAATGAAGTTCCTATTGAGGTCTTCATTAGTTAACCAACTTAACGCTCGTAAATATGCGAGTAAACAGAAAGAAGTAAACTATGACTACTAATTATTATAAGTGTGAAGATGCCGATACGTTGTTTGGCACATCAGATATTCAGTGTAACAATGGAGATGTATCTGTCTCTTGGTTGAATACTGAAAACATTAATACCTCAAATCGAGCTTATCAGCGAGAAAAGGTTTCCACGGAAAAGTGGAAGCAGGATTTGATGACCACTGTCCTAATTAATACCTTTGCTGGTATCCCAGAAATTCATATTCGAGTCATCAAGACCGATGGTGGTTACCGCTATGAACTGATTGATGGTCAGCAGCGTGTAACTGCTATTACCGATTATCTTGCTGGTGATTATCCTCTCCCCGAAAACATGGTCGTTGACGGTTGTGAGGTTAGTGGTATGTTCGTAGATGAACTGCGAAACACATATCCAAATATCTATCAGCGTATTCTTTCTTACCGTATTTCTTGCAAGTGGTATGAAGATTTGAGTGATTTGGAAACAGCTCATCTGTTTATTAGGGTTCTTAATAATGTAAATGATATGAAGGATCAAGAAATTCGCAATGCTATTCTTGGTTTCTATTCTGAGTATGTTCGTGATACTGCTCGTGGAAACAAGGATGCTTCTAATCCTATTGATCCCCACCCTCTTTTTGAACGTTACACAGTAACTAAGAAGGGAGAAGAAAAGGAATACCTTAAGCATTTTTCTACTAAGTTCGCACTCGGTGGTCGAATGGAAGTTGATGAGTGGTTATCATCCCTAATCTACTTTGTCGTCTGTGGATATAAGTCTGGTATTTCTCAAAAGGGACATACTAATTGGGTTAATGAAATTCAGTCATCTCAGGGAATTTATACTTCGAAGTTTAAGGACAAGAAGAAGATTGATGAGATTCTAAATTTTTCTCTTGCACTTATGAAGGCCGTTCCCTCTGAGTATAAGATTAATCTCAATCCGATGAAGTCATTGATGGTTGTTGTATATGCTCTTGAATGTAAGAACCGTGGGTATGATGTCGTTCCAGAAAAGTTCTGTCCTGCTTTTTTTGATACTTATGCTCGTTGGTCTGACATTAACACGAAGTTGTATCAGAATCGACTAAGTTCAAATGGCAACCAGATGCAACCCTTCAACGAATTGTTTGGGGGAAAGAACGGAAATGCCATTAAGACTATCTTTTCTGTTCTTGATGAAGATTGGGATGGTCGTCATGATGATTGTGGTCTTATCAAGATTGATCCAAGGGTTTCCTTTTCCCGTTCAGACATTCTGAAGAAGTGGCAGGAACAGAACGGAAAGTGTTTCTATACTGGTGAAACCATTACTGAGGATGACCTTGCTGGTGATCACTACATTCCTCGCTCCCTTGGTGTTGATGCTGGTGGAGTTACTGAATACAGTAACTTGGTTGTTTGCTCTAAGCGTATGAATATCAAGAAGTCAAATATGCACGGTGATGATTTCATGAAGATGCTTAAGAATGCAGCATGAACCTATTCAATCGTGAACCAAGAAATGTGAAAACTGTTAGGGTACTTGTGTACCCTAACATCACATTCCAAGAGGACTTAGAAAAAGATAGTTACATACAAGTCATCAAGAATCAAATCAAACTATTGAATGAGATTCGTGATGACTTGTGGTTCTATCTAATTCTGCCTGAGTTTGTGCCTTCATTGCAGTTTGACAATGTAACTCAGTGGTTCACAGAATTTGAAACATATCCACCTACAATGCGTTCACATTTCAGAGTGGACGTTATTCGTAAGATGCTACATAACGGTCTAGACTTTGACCTTGTTATGTCGCATCTTCCTGAGCATACACACCAACTAACAAATACTCTTTACAACGTAACTCACCACATGCCTCCAGTGTTTGGTTATTGTCACTGGTTCGATGTGAGGGAAGTTGTAGCGTGGTCTAAGGACAGTTTTTTAAATAACATTATCGGTTTGTTGGAGTATGATAAGTGCTATCTTAACACACAACATCAGAAAGATTTGGTTTTAAATCAATGCAGAGAAACTTTCAAAGATGAAATTGTTGACCGACTTGATAATATTCTAACTGTTCAACATTTGGGTGTTAGCAAAGAAAATGTTTTATCTGGTGTTAATTCCTCACCAGAAAAAATAATTGCGTTTAATCATCGTCCCGACACATACAAACATTTCAAGCAGTTTATTGCTCTTACTGATAAACTTGGTACTCAAAGAGAGGACTTTAAAGTGTGGGTTCCTCTACTCTCTAGTCCTAATCGTGATTATGTGATTACGGATAAGGGTGACAAGGATTGGTACTACAAGAAACTTTATGATTGTTGTGTTGGGTTTTCCCCAAAACAAAAGTATGGGGGATGGAGTGTTGCAACCACAGACGGCATGATGAATGGTGTTCCATATATCATGTACGATGACACATACTATCACGAATTATATCCACATGGCGATTTCTTTAAGAATGATGATGAAGCTCTACAACTTCTCAATG